AAGATTAGGGTTTGATCTTGACTACTTCAACAAGATTACAAAGGGTGGTCTACCAAATAAGACTCTAAACGTATGTCTTGCTGGTACCGGCGTTGGTAAGTCTTTATTCATGTGTCACTGCGCAGCAGCAAATCTCAATCGAGGTAAGAATGTTTTGTATCTTACGATGGAAATGGCGGAAGAAAGAATCGCTGAACGTATCGATGCTAACTTACTTGATATACCCATTGATCAGCTTGAACATCTCAGTAAAGAAATGTTTGCGGAACGAGTTCATGGTCTATCTAAAAAGACAGAGGGTAAGTTAATCATTAAAGAGTATCCTACTGGCTCAGCTCACACCGGACACTTTCGTGCTCTGTTAAACGAGCTAAAGTTAAAAAGAACTTTTGAACCAGATATTATATACATCGACTATCTCAATATTTGTGCATCAAGTAGAATGAAAGGAATGGGAGGTGCGATCAACTCATACAACTACATTAAAGCAATTGCTGAAGAGATACGAGGCCTTGCGGTGGAGTTTGACGTACCGATCGTATCTGCAACACAGACGACTCGTTCTGGTTATACTAACTCGGATATTGGGCTTGAAGATACGTCCGAGTCTTTTGGATTACCCGCAACCGCGGATCTCATGTTCGCCCTTATCTCGACAGAAGAGCTTGAAAGCATGGGACAACTCGCAGTCAAACAATTAAAGAATAGATACAACGATCCAACATATAAGAAAAGATTTGTAATCGGTGTAGATAGATCAAAAATGAGACTGTTTGATGCACATGAAGATGAACAAACACTGATTGATGATAGTCCAGTGTTTGATAAATCTGATATGGGTGTAGATGTTAAAAAGTTTGTAGATTTCAAATTATAAGGAATATATTATGGCTAAAGGAAAAGGTGGAAAATCAAGTGGAAACGTTTCTCAGGGCGTTCATTCAAATACAGCAAGGAATACAAAAAGACTTATGAAACAGGGTTATAAGTCTTCTATTCATAGAGTTTTAAATCAGCAACAAGCCTTGCTTCAAGGTAAAGATATTGTTGTAACTATTCCTAATCCGAATACTAATGAAACAAATAAACCTTTTATTCGTCAAAAAATATCGGGTAAGATGTATTTAAATAATCTTAAAAATCGTGGATACGTGATGAAGGAAGCGCAATGAATTGGGAAGAGTTTGAAGAAGAGTCTTTTAAGGCAGTATACGAGTCATATTTAAGAATAACAAATGGACTGATTGAAAGTGATCATGATCCATTAATGTTAGCAGCAGTATTATCGACTATAGGGTTGAGCATATATAGAACTATGCTTAATGAAACTGACTATGACTTAATGATTGATGCTATCGGTAATTTTAAAGATGAAATAAAAACATTTGAAAGCTCAAACCCGAAAGGACATCTCCATTGAAAGTAAGACTAGTAGGTTATACTCAACCATCAGAGGAGTTTATGAATGACTTCGATACCCCCAAAGATCTCATCGCCTTCTGTGCGCGTGTATCCAACCCATCAAACCAAAACAACAGAGAGACGTCAGAAAAACTCATCCGGTATCTTATTAAACATAAGCACTGGAGCCCGCTCGAAATGGCGTCAGCAACACTCGAAGTCACAACCACAAGAGATATCGCGAGACAATTCCTTAGACACAGGTCATTCTCTTTTCAAGAGTTTAGTCAGCGTTATGCTGATCCTAATGATCTTGATGATACTTTTGTTATGAGAGAAGCTAGACTTCAAGACACTAAGAATCGTCAAAACAGTATAGAAGTCGAAGACATAGCGCTTGATATGAAATGGAAAAGCATGCAGAATCAGGTGATACGTCAAGCAAAAGAAGCTTATAAGTGGGCTATTGAAAATGGAATAGCAAAAGAACAAGCTCGTGCTGTCCTACCGGAAGGTAATACAGTTTCAAAACTATATGCGAATGGTACCATTAGATCATGGGTTCACTACATCGAATTAAGATCAGCAAACGGTACACAAAAAGAACATATGGAACTAGCCAAGGAAATTGGCAAAGTTATAAGTAAAATTTTTACACTGGAAAAGGAGGAAAGAATGGGACGTAAGATTTCAACCTATTACTCGGATCACGGTCAAGGACACGCTGAAGTTCACTTTGATTTTAAAGAAGAGCAAGCTTATATTAAGTACTTTGATAATAATGAAAAGATGTTCTTTACTGAAGATTTTCCAGGTAAATCACTTCGTTATGTTGAGGATGCAGCAGAAAACTGGGCACTCGGCGTAAAGAAGCTCGAAGATGTTCAAAGCGCATAGGGAAATTATTTGGCATCTAACATGTAACTGTTGCAAATATTATTTTACTCTTGCCACGATGGAAGCTCGGTGGACACCAAAGGGTTTTATTCATTGTCCCGGTTGTGGCAAGAAACAAACCGTTGAAGAAAATGTAACATATTTGTCACAGGTTGAAAAAAATAAAAAATAACCATTTACTTTCCTGAATTATAGTATATATTAGTACTATAAAAAATGAGGCAGTAAAATGAAACGTATCGCTAAAACGCTTAACATGTCGTTCATGTTAATTCTAAACATGTCAATCGTAGTATCCTGCGTAACAATCTTTTCATTCGCTATGGCGGATGAAAGAGCTAAGTATGATGGAGAACAGATAAATTGTTTAGCTCTCAACATATATTTCGAAACTCATGCTTCGTCTCTAGCAGACGCTATGGCTGTAGCAGATGTAGTAATGAATAGAGTTAATCACACATCATACCCAAATACAATTTGTGAAGTAGTTCATCAATCAATAAATAATGAAGATGGATCACCAAAACTAAACCAGTGCCAGTTCAGCTGGTGGTGTGATGGAAAAAAAGACACTCCAAAAAATTTAGATGCTTGGGAAAAATCACGTAAATACGCAAGAGATGTGTATATACACGGAGCATATATTGGATTGACTGAAGGTGCTACACACTATCATGCTAATTATGTAAAACCTTATTGGGCACCCGAGATGGATCGCGTAACAAAGATCGGATCTCATATCTTTTATCGTATGAAAGGAAAATGATATAAATAGATAAAATGCCTAAATTAGAGAGTAGTAATCATGCCATCAAATGCTTTTCAACTTGGTAAGCTTCTTATAAGTTCTGGAGAAGTTAAAATTTCTCCTGAAAACGTGAGCGATGATTTTTCAACAATTGAGCAAGTTTCAAGTACTGATGCTTTAAGCGCGTCAGGAAATGCAGTTGGGGATCAAAGAATTGTTGGCAATAATCTTTACATCTGGAATGGTACTGGCTGGTATAGAATAGCCTTAATAAATGAAACTCCTACATGGGACTCTGGAGGTCAACCTTTTTCTTCTTATATACTTGACGCTGATAGCCCTCAAGATGCAACTACTATTACACTAGCCGCTTCAGATCCAGACGGTCTGCCTGTATCATACTCATATGTAACCAGTGGTTCGATGGATAGCATGGCAACCATCAGTCAAGACTCAAGCGTCTTTACGATTACTCCAAAAACGGTTTCAGAAGTGGGTCTAGGAGTTGAACTAACTGGATCCATCACATTTAGAGCATCAGACGGTGTCAATATTTTACCACATGTATCAAGCTTTACTCTTAGATTTATTACTACTATAGAAAACAGCAAGTACACAACTTTATTAGTAACCGCGACTAGTATTAGCGGTAATACAAACATCACGGATTCTTCCACTAATAATCATACGATCACGGTAAACGGTAATGCTTACGCTGGGACGTTTAGTCCGTATCGGCATGGTGGGTACAGCACTTACTTTGATGGGAATGGGGATTATATTAATGTAGGTTCAGCTATAGTTCCTACAGCATATGATACTGATTACACCATTGAAATGTGGATATACCCAACCACTACAGGTTCGAGGGAAGATATATTTAATCAATATGCGGCATCTGCCAGTGGCAGAATGGCTATAAATATTAATACCGATGCTACTATTTCTTTTTTCCAAAACGGGCTATCCCCAGCGGAAACAAAATCCTCTGCTATATCTGCTAATAACTGGTATCATCTAGCAGTAGTCAATTCCAGCGGAACCAGATCTTTTTATGTTAATGGAAGTTTAATTGGGACTGCTACTGGAACCGTAAGTATGTATAGCGGAAATACTGAAATTGGTCGCTTGGGTGATGTAGGTTCAAATTATTTTACAGGTTATATTACTGATGTAAGAGTAGTAAACGGAACCGCGGTATACACTAGCAGTTTTACTCCACCAACAGGTCGTCTTACCGCTGTAGCAAACACTTCTCTGCTTACTTGCCACCTTCCCTATATAGCAGACGGTTCTTCTAGCCCTCAGTCAATCACATTGTACGGCAACCCCTCCACAAAACCATTCGCTCCTTTCGACAACTTAGAATACGCAACAACAGATCACGGCGGGTCTGTATATTTCGGTGCTAGTTCTAGTTATCTTTATGCACCTACTGGAGAAGTCGCTCTTGGATCGGGCGACTTTACGGCAGAAGTTTGGTTATATCCAAATTCAGTGCAATCTGGCATCTACGGCGGAAATATTATGGATTGGAGATCGGGAGGTAATGCTTATGCTAATATCCCGACTTGGTCTTTAACCAATGGAATAGCAATGGAATGGCGACATAATGCTGGTGCATCTGCACTGATCAGTGCTTCATCAAATTTAACTTATAATGCATGGAATCATTGTGTCGTAGAAAGAAGCGGTACTACTATTACAATGTATTTGAATGGTAAGAGTGTAGGTAGTGTTACAAATAATTCTGATAATCTTACTGTTCAACGATTTAGGATTAACGACAGCCAAGGATCATACTCAACTTTTGGTTATTTTTCTGATACAAGAATTACTATAGGTAGTGCAGTCTATGGTTCGGAGTTTACTCCCCCTACTGCTCCACTTTCTTCAACTGGATCAGTTTTACATGTTAAAGGCACAGACGCTTCTATCATAGATAAATCTCAGGCTAGCAATCTAAAACTTGTTGGAAACACCACTGGTTCAACTGCTCAGGCTAAGTTTGCTAATACTAAGTCAATGTATTTTGATGGGACTGGAGATAGCGTGTTTGTGCCTTACGAGAGTATCCCCAGCTTTGGAATAATAGAATTTACTATCGAGGGCTGGATCTATATGAACAACCTTACGGGACACCAACTAATCGTAGACAAGTGGGTTTCTGGCAACTCTCAAGGTTTTCAATTTTATTATAGGTCTACAGGGACATCATTGACGTTTTACGCTGGAAACGCAATCGTTGTTCAAGACCCCAGCGGTTCAACCATTTCTGCGCAGACATGGCACCACGTTGCTGTAACTAGAGATTCAGGTGCTAACGTAAGATTATATGTGGATGGCCTTAAAAAAGCTCAGTCCTTTTCTCCTGTAAGTTTAGATAACACGCTTCCTTTACGTTTGGGCGCATCGGCAACATCAACCAATTACTTCAATGGTTATATGCAAGACGTCAAGCTGAGTAACAAGGCTCTTTACACTGCTGATGACGAAAGTAGTAACATCCCATCCGAACCACTGAAAGGCTAATAACCGTTTACATTGCTTGATTTTTAGTTTATAATATACAAAATGATGGAGTGAATATGAAATATAATTTTAATGAAGACAAATATATTGATGAATTTGCAAAGTATATTGACAGCACATACGATGGTCACTACTCGACAAACCAGTATCAGGCTACAGACTTTATCTTAGACGCTGGTCACGGTACAGGTTTTTGTATAGGCAACGTTTTAAAATATGCTCAAAGGTACGGCAAGAAGGGTACACATTCTGATGCTCGTAAAGACTTGATGAAAGTATTACATTATGCAATCATTCAACTCTATGTACACGATAACTTAAATGGAACAAAAGATAGTAAAGTTCATAGGATTCAGCCGGTTTCACAAGAACAGGTATCGTAATAAAAAAATACTTAAAGAATGGAACGATAGGTATAATAAACCTCGCTACGTTTATGTTACTAAAGAAGAAATAAAACAATTTACTATAGACGAAGACAAAATAAAACTGTGATATATTTGTCACAATATGATTATTTCTATATTAACTGTTTACATTTCATAAAAAATAGTTTAATATATAATCTGTAAGCGTTATAAAGGGTATATGGACCGCGGGGCAGTACCGCGCAGCTCCACCAGAAGCACACTTCTCCTATCTGCATAATAGGTGTGGTGCAGCACACAACTCCTAACCGAGCCAAGTACAGTGTGTTTCTGATGGGGCTGAAATAGGATCGACATGTAGTCTAGTTTACAAACACAACTGCAAACGATAACTTTGCACCTTCTGGATTTGCTCTAGCAGCATAATCACAGGGAGCTGGCCACTTGCTTAGCAACAGAAAACGTGGCACATTAATTTTAAAAATTCATTAAGGGAATAAAACAAATGAAAATCGCAGCACTCGCAGCAGCAGCAACAATTGCAGCAACATCAGTATCAGCAATGGACCTTGGTTCAACGGGTCTTTCACTTAACACAGCAGTAGACGCATCATGGGATCTTGATGCTGATACCAACAACCTTCTCGTTACTCTTGAACCAGAGTTGGGATACAGTATTGCTGGTGTAAGTCTTACGGCTGGTATGGATCTTAATGTTTATCAGAATGAAGAATTTGTTCTTGGTGATCAGTTTGACGCTCTTTCAATTGACTTTGGCGCGTCATATCAAATTATGGAAGGTCTTTCCGCTTATGGTGAAACAACCTGGGACGTAGAAGCTAGTGAACTCGAAGCATCAAAAGTTGGTGTTACTTTTTCATTCTAATAAAATGAATTTCGAGTATAAATAGTAATATCGGGTTGTTACGAAATAAACACGTGAGGGGCCACGGTTAGCCCCTCTTTTTCGTTTAATGGAGGTAGCACTGATGAAAAAGTTTATACTTATTTTAGCAGCTGCGATAGGCTTATCCATTCCAGCTTATGCGCAGCAGACGGATCAATCTAGTGGCAGGGGAGTTTTAATACACGCTCCTTGTGATTACTACCCTGTTGTATTTGAACTTCAGAGACAAAGCAACGAAAGGTTGATGTTTGTAGGCAACGGAGCAATCAAAGAATCCACAAGCAACAAATACTTTAGAGGAGCTGTTGCTGTTTGGTGGAATATGGAAACAGAAAATGCTTCTATAACAATTCAGTTTCCGGATGGTATGATATGTCTACTTTCTCCTGCTGGAAAATTTCAACCTTGGACGGGATCACAGCCTTGGGAACCCCCAAAAGAAAAGAAACAAAGTTTCTAAGATGTTTCAGACAATATTCCTATACGCTTTAATATCTTCACTTACTGGTGAACCCGAAACTTTTTATTTTA